TTCGTCATCTTTGGGTTCTTCAAGAAGGGAATCAATCGGCTCTTGATACATTTTCGCAAGTTCAAGCAAAAGTGCTTCTTTGCCCTTAACTTCCTTCCATACTTTGTCGATTTCAGCCCTCGACATATCGGAATGGAATTTCAGAAACGCTCCCGCAACCAACTGTGGAATACGGATGACCGCCTTTTCATCAATATCATCCAAAGTAAAGCCGATGTTCGACAATCTATTACAAGAGGAACGGTCAAAGGCAAGCATATATTCCTTGCCGTCAGATGCCGTGAGTTTGATTTTCTTAATCTTCTTTTCGTCCATTGATGTTTACCCTCCTTTGAATTAGAACTACTCTGCCGCCGCTACGATAACGGTGCAAGTATCATTGTAGGTTACGTCGTCCTCCGTGATGGATGCCGTAATGATGGTGTTGCCCTCGCCCTCTGCCGTGATAATGCCGTTAGCCACGGTTGCAACGAGCGAAGATGCGGAACTCCAAGTAACGGTTGCATCAGCCGGATTCGTGAATGCCTTAATCTTTACGGTGTTGCCATCAACCACATTTACGATGTGAGTAGAAAGCGTTACGGACGGAGTGCCGCCGCCACCCGCCGTTTCCTTGATAACGGTTGTAGGAGCGATAGTGATGGTCATATTCTGAACCTCGTTTACGCCGCCCGCCGTCTTGGTAACGGTAATATAGCCCTCAAACTCAAACTTTCCGTCAACGCCCGTAGGAGTTGCGACCTCGTTTACAACATCCGCACCGAGCCATACGGCGAAGTGCTGAACGGTGTATTCAAGAGCCTTAATCTTGCCGTAATCAGCAAGGGAGTAGTTTGCATCGAAGGTCATACTCTCGGTTTCCTGTATGCCGAGAATAAAGGTTCTTGCGGAATCACTCATAGTCGTGGTGTCAAGAGTTTCCGGGATTCCTCCCAAATTGGGGAACGACTTGATGTCTACCAACTTCTCATAAGAGATGCCCGAACCCGTGTCAGTTCCAATCATTAAGAATGACTTATAGGTACTGATAGCCACTTTGGTTTACCTCCTGTAAATGATTTCGTCTTTTCCAACGGTAGCACGGTAACGGGCTATCAGCCTGTACTTCGTACCATTGTCGAGCGATAATTGTGTTTTCGATACTCTGTAGAAGCCCCTTGCAAGCAACATATTGTCGATGACCGCCAAGATGTCTTTTGCGTTTTGCTTCTTGCCCGATACATCATTTGTAAAGACATTGATTTCGTAACCGATTGATGCGTGGTTCTCGTTGGAATTACTATCTACAGACGAACTGTAGGACGAGTTCTCAATCTCCTCGACACATACCGTAGGGAATGTGGATGGGTTGAGGTTCAAGACACTTTCAACAGTTGCGGAGATGTTGTTTGCAAATAAACAATCGGTCACAAGCGAAATCACTTGGTTCTCAATGTCAATCATTTACCTAACACCTCCAATGCTATTTCCCTTGCCTTTTCTTTGTCAGATACAGTAATAGCCGCTTGGTACATCGCTCTTGCCGGAGGGTTACCAAAGGCAACCGCCCACTTCGTTGATTCCTTACCGTTCTTATCCTTCTTCGGTGTGCCGCCGTTTTCCAACGGGTAATACCACGGGGGATTTGCACCGTGCTTCTTTCCGTATTCGCCTCTGCCATCAAGATGGAGTGTTCCATACGGGTCGGGGTTTCCGGGGAAATCACTTGGATAAGGTTCGGTGGAAGTGCTTGTACCAAACTCGATAAACGCTACGGCTTTTCCGTTTGCACGGAGAACGAGAAGGTCATCCTCCCATACGGGTGTTGCAACTTCTACATTGCTTGTTCCTTCGTAGAGTTTGCTACCTTCGTCAAATCGGGCTTGTGCAACATTGAAACCTTCGTCCATCAGCCTTTCGCAAACCTTTTTCAAAAGGTCACTCAAAGACATCTTAAAGGATTCCAATTTCTTGATTGCTTCGTCCAATCCCGTAATCGTTACATCAACCATTTGTCTTTACCTTTGCAACCGCATAGGAGATGGCGTTGAGAGATTTTGCCTTGCGTGTTACCACATAATCGAATACGGGCATCACATCGGGATTTTCCCTCACATTCGGTGCTATGTCGATTGCCAATACCGTGTTCTCGTCTATCGGACAGTTCGTATCCGAGACAACGAATACACGGTCATACTGTGCATCTGTGCCAAACAGTTCCGCTTCGCTTTCGCCACGGGAGGCAGAGATATTCGCCTTGATGTCCTTCCACGCAGAATACTTTGTGCGGTACTCTGCCGTGTGGAAACCGTCCTTGATTATCTCCTCTTTCCCGAGGTTCAATGCGTAGTAGAATGTCTGCTTATTCCGTTCAAGTGTCCGCATCTTCGACCACCTCCGGCGAGGGAATCTTGGCAAGGGGAATGACGGCTTTCAACATCGAATTGGGAATCGAGGCACTCTCATAAGTGCGGTGGATTCCATTCTCAATGTGCATCGTCTGCCCCTCTGCACCCATCTTCCCAACCAAGTACACCGCTATCTCGACTTGAAGTCTCTGATATTTTGCGGGTACGGTCTCAATGCCCGTCTTGAACGGGTACGCCTTGTTGATGATAGCCTGTGCCGCATCTTCAAGGTATGCTTCAAGCAAGGTGGTGTCAGTAACACCCGTCCGTGCCGTCAATATTTCAAGCATTTGTTCGTTTGTCATTTCAACCACCTTGCCCTTCCAAATTCCTTACTTGGATTTCTTGCTTTCCTTCTTCGGTTCGTCCTTAATCTCTACGGGCTTTTCAGCCTTTTTCGGAGATTCCTTCTTGACAACCTTGTTTACATAGATGCTCATAGGGTAACCTCCTTACTGTTTCGGTTCAAGAACCAAGCCGGAAAGGTCGAAGTTCTGCATCGTTCTGTGACCTTCCGCAGAGGACAGGATAATCAAATCCTGTGTGTTCTTGTTCGTAATGTGGAACATACCGTTGTGGTCGGGGTCATCAAGGCACTCAATGAGACCCGTTCCTTCGCTCGGCTGTAGTCCGACTTTAAGGCTTGTAGCACCTTCGTCAATGTCAGACCACTTCATTGCGAGGAAGTAACCTTCGCCCCAATCACGAACTATCTGCCCTTCGCTGATGTAGTGGAGCGTACCCGTAATCTTATTACCCGTTACCGCTACATCGCTCTGCATTTCAGATACAAGTGTTCCCCACATATCCGTTGAGCCACTCTCCGGGGCGAGAGTGACTCCCGTTAAGGGTTTTCGTCAACCGTTACAACGGCAATACCATCGAGGTACTCTGCCCAAAGGGTCATACCAAGAATGGCAAAGAGTTCGCCAACAACCGTGTTGTAGTTGCCCTGTGCGTGTACTCCGATAAGGTTGGTCTCTCCGGCTACGGTGTAGTCAAGACCAAGACGAGCATAATCGGAATCGGACGGGTCTACATAGTAGAGGTCGATGTTGTCAACGGGAACGGCAATAACCGTGTTCTCCGGGATTTCGCTCGACAGGATAACGGTGTTCGCTCCGAGGAAGTTCTTGACATAGGTAATGCCATATTCGGTTGCAAGACCCGCCGTGGTCGCACCGAGGTACTTGTAAGCATCAAGCGTGTTTACGAATACAACGATGTTGGTAACGGTCTTACGCAACTTCTTGAACTTGTCGTTTACCATACCGATTGCCATAGAAACCGCCATCTGCCAATCGGAGAAACTGTCGGTAAGCGTACCCGTCTGCAAGAAGTCATAGAACTCGTCCATAACCATTCCCGTCAGTTCGTTCATAAACGCATCGTCAGTTTTCTGAACGGCGATAGCCGCACCGTACTTGTCAACCGCTTCGATGGAAACCGCCTTTGCATACTTGCGGATTTTCAAATCCTTGAATGCAACGGGTTCTACCGAGGTAAGGGAGTAGGGAACTTCCTCGCCCTCGCCTACTTCGCCGTCCTGTAAGGTACAGGATGCAAGGTAAGCGGCAAGTTTCGTTCCGGGGGTCTTGCGGATGGGACGCATAATTCCGAGAATCTCACGGAGAGCCGCCCAAGTCTTTTCAAAGCGTGTTGCGAAATCGATTTCTCTTACGGTAGCATCGATGTTTGCAACTTTGGTAAGATTAGCCTTAGCCATTTTCTTTTCTCCTTTTTGTTTTTTTATTCAACCCCGAAAAGATTAAGGTTTTCCTTCATAAGAGCCTGTCTCTTTTCCGGGTCTTTTTCCTTCAAGATGTCCTCTTTCGTGAGAACACCACTACCGCCTCCGGCGGGAGGTGTCTTTGTGCCACCGAGCATTCCGGCTTTGACCTTCTTATCGTGTTCCTCGATGAACTTCTGCTGATTGGCAAAGACGGTTTCCATATCGCCGTTTGCCATAGCCTCTGCCGTCTTGGTTGCAAGTTCCTCGGAATATCCGTTTGCGAGGCACGAAGCCTTGAACTTTGCAATCGTGGCGTTTTTTTCCAACTCGGCGTTCCTTGCACGAAGGGTGTTCATTTCCTCCTCGGCAATCGCTTTCTTACGCTCGTCCTCGTTCATTCTGTCGAGGGCTTCTTTCTTCAATTTTGCGACTTCCGAAGCGGTCTTGTCAAACAAATCCTTCTTGACATAACCCGAGTAGTCCGGCTTTGCCTCCTCGATTTCAAGGGCAAGCAATGCCTCCACCTTCTGTTCCGGCGTGAGGGAATCGAATCCCTCAATCTTTGCGGTATCAATTTTCATAGTGCAATCCTCCTTGCGTTTTACCCACTTCTCTGTGCGTTGATTTGCGTTTTTATGGCTTCTCTGCCAATGTAGTTGCGTTTTAA